GCGGCCTTGCTTGGCGTCCTGCACAAACTTAAGCCCAACAAGCTCGTCCAATTGACGTGTGAATTTTTTCCCCCAACTTTCGCCAGCTTTTGCTTCCTCAAATACCCTAGGCGCAGCCGCTTCAAGAATTTTATTGCCCTCATCAGCGCGCGCTCGCGCTTCAGATTGGGAAACGCCGCCGCCACCAAATCCGCCCATGCCCATTCCCATTCCCATGTAAGCGCCGCCAGTGAAAGCCGACTCGGTGCCTTTGCTGGCAGCCGCGGATTTGTCAATTAGTTTTCCAGCGCTGTCAATAATCCACTTGAACGGCATTATAATGCCTTCAATTAGCGTTCCAATTGGCGCCACAATGGATTCCAGCGCCGCAAATCCCACCTTGATTGCATTCATGGCGCTGAAAATCGACGCGGCAAATTCACGCCCAACGCCGGCCAAATCCATTTCCTCAAACGCATCCACAAAGCCTTGCATTGACGGCCCAAGCTCGCTTGCAATGCCTACAAAAAAACCGCGCAATTTCATGCCAGCCTGGCCAAGTACATCCGTGGTCCGGTCAAACAATTCCGCGTTGTCCGCCAGCATTTTAGCCTGAGCGCCAACAATTTTTTCAGCGCCGGCCAACCCGCCAGAACCAAAAAGCGCCAACATTTTTCCGCCGGATTTGCCAAAAATTTCCATGGCAACCGCGGCTTTTTGCGTCGGGTTTTCGATTTTGTTGATCGCGTCCCCAATTGCGATTAACTGCCCTTCGGCATCCATTGCGCCAAGGTTTGCAAGCGGGATTCCCAACGCGTCAAACGCCGCAACCGCACCGCCAACGCCAGAGCCAGCGTCTGCAATGGCTTTCTGCATTTTGTTGACGACGCTTTGCACGTCGCCAGCTGCAAGCCCGGCTTGCTCAAATGCAACCTTTAGCACGCTCAGTCGCTCAATTCCAACCCCGGTTTGCTCGGCCAAATCAACCAAAGCGCCACCCTCTTCCATGGCGGAATACATGCCGCGGAACGCGCTTGTGACACCGCTGGCAATGGTCTGCGCTATGTTGCCGAGGTCCGTCCAGGTTGTTGTGATTTTTGACAAAAACCCACCAGAAGAGGATTTTTCTAAATCGCGAAATCCTTGCGACGCCTTTTTGATCCCCCCTTGAAAGTCGCTTATGTCCAGACCCAGCTCGGCTTTGATCATAGCTTTTTTTGTTTGGTTGCCGCGTCGTTTGCTTGCTTGAGCATGTTGTTGGCCTGCTTGCGCAAGGCCGAATTTACGCGCAGTTGCACTGAGGAATCGTAATCCGTTGGATTAATTCCAACAAAACCAAAACCGGTTTCCAAATTGCTAACCATTGCGGTCCCTTTGTTTCCTGAACTCCAGCGTTTTATCCATGCGGGAACTCCGCGCACGTTCAGTTTTTGAGCCAAATCCATCCAGCCTGCAGGCCCCCAGCCTTGGCGTTTTAAAAGCGCACGTTGCAATCGCTCCAATTTTGTCCGAAGAATTGGACGTTTTACAGAAGCACGCACGCGTTTGTTTTTTTCACGTTGAGACAAATGAAATTGAAGCAAACTTGATTCTGACGCCCGCAAATTGTCCTCAGCAGACATTCCGCCAAAACCAAAAATAACGTTGTATTTTTGCCATGCTGAAGATCCTTTTCGTAAGCCTTTTATCAATTGCGGATCGACTGATTTGAAAGTGCGGCGAATGTCTCGGATAATTCTAATTTCGCCGCGTTTTTTGCCAACAGCGTAAGAGGTTGGCTCTCTTCCGCCCATTGGGGGTGTAAGCTGAATTATATTTCGCACCACAAGCGCAAATTGTTCTGTGGCAAGTTTTTGAAATGTTTTTCGCGATCCGCGCGAGTAAATTTCAAACGCTTGCCGGAATGCGTTGTTTGCGTTGTCCCAATCAATCTTCGCTTTCATTCGGAAGCGCTGCAAAAAGTTCTTCCAGCCTTCCCACGTCCTGCGCCTTTTGTTTTACGGTCCAGGCGCCGTTAACCCAAAGCGCCGCGTGGTGGTAGCCTAGCAATCGTGTCAGCGGCATGTCGGTAATCATGTGTTCAGGCCAGCCAGTTTCGCGCGCAACGGCCAGGACGACGCTTGCGCGCCAGCCCGGCCCAATTAGTTTCCCGGCGCTCGCGAATCTGGCGGATGCTGCGGGACAACGTCAACGCGGGCCTCATCAATGCCTTTTGTCTGAGCACCACACCATTCGACCACCGGCCGCACCAACGCCAACGGAAACGAGTCAGAAAACGTCTCAATTTCAGCCAACAGTGTTCCGCGTTCAATGCTTTCCCGCACTTCGCGCGGCTCCATGTTTTGAATACAGGCCACCGCCAGCGCTTGCCGCGGCACGCTTAGTTTTTCTAATGCTAGCGCCTCGATTGCTTCCTGCGTCGTCATGCTCCAGGCCCGCAGCGAAAAAGGACCAATATTTGTTCGGGCGATCATAGGAATCGGGCGGCAAATTCACGTTTAAGCCACTCGGGCGAGTTTGGATAAATAATCCCATGCCCGCGCGCGTCGCGCTTAAGCACGCCAACGCCCGCGTTTTTGGCAAAGCGCTTAAGGTCGCGCGCGTTGTCGCGAAATGCCCGCGCTATGGAGATTTGCGAGTCCGGATTGGCTTCACACCAGGATTGATCCGCAAAACGTTTGCGGAACGTGTCCCAGTCCATTTTAACGCCGTCAACGTCCGCTTTTACGTCGTCGTTAATTAGCCATTGCACCCAGCGCCGGTCCCCATCCATCGCGTGCTGGAAGCCGCCGCTGCGCATCAGGCTCCCGCCAAAAGTGAGCCAGGCGGCAACAAGGTCTGTGTTTTCTGATTTTGCCGGATCCTGCTCGTCTCGCAGGATCCCAATATTTGTGGTCGTTTTCATTTTTTAACTGCTTGCGTGCGGATAAATTGTCGCCTGCAAACTCCATCCGCGGAAATCATCGTTTTTAGAATTTTTGGTCGCTGTTGTCACAATGCCTTTACCGCTGGCACCAGTCACAGAAATTGCATCGCCTGCAGCAATTGGACATTCATCGCCCTTTCCGGACGCGGAAAACGAATAGGATTTGTCGTACGTTTGCGCGGCGTAATGCCCTCCATCTGAGTCAATAAGCTGTTTAAACTCAGCTTTAAGCTCAAGGTCGGCAGACTCAACCACAACGCCAGAAGGCGCAAAAATTGTAATTCCAAAGGAAGCCATATTAAGCAAAAAGCGTGTAGGTTGTGCTGCTTACAACAAAATCATCATTGGATTCTGTAATTTTTGCCGAAGTGACAGTTGCGCCACTAAACGCGCCTTCAGGGACAGCGTCCAAATCTTTTTCGCCCTTACAAGTACAAGTGGTGGTGGTTGTTGAACGCGGTTTTGCCTGAGCGACGACCGTTTTTCCGGTCGAATCCCGAATGGTTGCAACCTCCACAGTTTGCTCAGCGGAAGACTCTTGCAAATAACCGCTTGGCGCTGTGACCCCAAAAGCGTCAGCTCCGAATGAAATTGCCATGGATTTGGATTAAGTTGGGCCGAAGCCGATTGTGTAAACGAGATTTGTGCGCCAATGCCGCTCTTCGCGCGTGTTGTCTGTACTCTGCGGAACCACGCCGTAAAGCTGCACGCTTGCGCTCGAAATTGTCAGCGAACGCATTGCAGCATCCACAGCGCCCGCAAAATCAATATTTTCCTGAACCGTAAAATCATCCGCTTGCGAACAAGCCGCCAGCGTAAGCGTCCCGCGTTGCAAAGGCGATCCAGCCACCACGTCAGACGTAAGATCCATTAACACGGCCTGTTCCGGGATCGGCTGGTCGTCTTGAGCCACGCCAACGTAAACACCAGATAGCGCCGCGCTAAGCGCGGTTTGAATTGCGAGCGACAAAATGCCATCTTTCATCGCGTCGGATCCTCCAGATTGAGACGGTAGGAAATTGGATCCTCATCGATGCTGTAAATCCTGCGCTCGGTGCCGTTCAGCGTTAGTTTCTGGCCCTTTACTGGCACTGGAAACCCGTTTTTAAGCACCCGGCACGAGCCAGTGAAATGCGTTTCAAAACCGCCAGCAGCCAACACTTCAGACATCTTTTCAGACGCCACGCAGTCTACCGTCACGCCCTGGTACGTTACGGAATCGGCCTGCATGTACCCGAGCGCAAACGACATTGCGCTCTGGGTGATGTCCAAAAAGTCGCTCATCAAATTAAGCTCTCTTTGTTGCGTTTGGACTGCACACGCGGCACTTGTGGCGCCATTTTAAGCACCAGCGCTTTGCCTTTGCGACGGTCCGGACGGTTTAAAACGTGCAGCGAAAGCTCGGCGCCGTTGGGTGTTAGGCTTTTAAACTCGCGCACCGCCGTATCGTAATCCGTAAACGTGGAAAGAATTTCTTGCCCTTGAAGAATCACACTAATTGGTTTTGACATAATTGGATATGGAACAGGGCAGGGAGCGCGCGCTCCCCACCCCTCGGAGTCGTCACCCCGGAAGTTACTCGGCCACGATGCGAATGCCCATTTCGGTGCGGCCAGCCTGCACCCCATATAGCACCCCGAACGTGTAGTTCAGCGACCCGCCGAGGTTGTCGTAAAAACGGCGGAATTGAACAGGAAGATTGAGGCCTGGCACAACCACATCTGCGACCTCGGTTCCCATCTGTTGGGCGCCAGACGCGTCAACGCGGCGGGCGGCCATCAACAGTGCAGATTTATGGAACGCAAACCCACCCAGCCCCTGTCCGTTGGCGTCGGCAAGGTCGGACTCATACACGTCAAATCCCGCAACACGAGGAATGTAACCCTCGGTTTTTTCGCGGATGAATCCGGGAAACTCAGCGGTGTTCAAGCTTTTAACCAGCGACGCAAAGTACGTCGGGTTCAGCACCACAGCGCGACCCATTTGAGGAGCGCCCAACGCGTTCAACTGAGCGCGCAGGTCGGCAAGGTCGTCGCGATCAAAATTCCCGGCATTGATGCCGACGGAATTGAAATTGCTGGACGTTACCAAATTCCACAAATCACCAAAAACCTTTGCACCAGTCGCTTGCAATGCGGGTTCAACAAACAACTGATTCAAATCAATGGCGCTTTTGGAACGCTCCAAATCGGTGAACCCATAGGGAAACCCGTAAAAATTGGAGAGCGTAATGGTTTTTGCAACCGTTTCCACACCCTGGGGCGAGTAGCCGTTGGACAGATCCACAGCGGTTGGCTTAACAGGATAACGAGTTGTTACGGACGCGCCAGCCGCGGAAATGTCGGTGGAAAAATCAGCAGTGATGGCGTTGAGCGGCGCAAAGATGTTTTGCAACGCTGGAAGGCTTTCTTGGGCGATGGCGGCGAGGTTAACCCCCGCAATTGTATTGCTCATTTGTTTGGTGTGTAGGAGTTAACTAACGGAGACCAAGCACAGCCTTGTGCTGTGCAAAAAATTCATTGCGCGCTTCGATCGGCAAATTGTGGTATTCGGCCCACAGCTCTTTTGCGGACTTTACAACGGTCGCTTGTTCCGACTGGATCGCAACAGGCTCTACGCCAAGATTTGCGACAATCGCGTTCGCTTTGGCGGCTGCTTCCTGCTCTTTGCCGGCAAGCGCCGCTTCGAGCGCCGCGGTATGCTGCACAGCGCCAGCGAGCGCCTTTTCAAGCGACGCGTAATTGGCAGACAAAGTTTCGTGAGAAGCCACCAGCGCGGCGTGCTCGGCGCTGAGTGCGTTAAGCGCCCCAAGATCTGCCCGCGCGGCGGTCAGAGCGTCGAGCGCATCATTGAGAGTGAGTGGAGTGTCCATTCACAAAAGCGCGTTTCAACAAGTAAAAAGCCCGCCCCGGACGAATCCAGGACGGGCAGTTTATGACGACAACAACAAATCAAAGCATACGAAGCAAAGCGTCGTATGCAAGTGTTTCCGTGCCGATTCCATCAATCAAATTTCCCTCAAACGCCCGCGGCGCCAAATACGCAGCGCCCTGCATCAGCTCATCAGCCACACGTCGATTACGCAGCACGTTCCCACGAAACTGCGCAAAGGAATCGTCCACCAGCTGCTGCAAACTCGCGCGCTGCGCCGCGGTCAGCGACGGTCCCATGCCTGCGCCCTTCAGCGGTCCGGACGTGATCGGCTCCCAAGACATGCCTTCCGCGGCGTACGCGGCCGACTGGTCAACCCACGGAATGATCGTTCCAATGGATCCCCACGTTGAACCGCTTGAGCCGTAAATTTTATCGCAGCTCACCGCGATGTTATACGCGGCAGACGCGCATGTGTCATCTGAGTAAGCAACAATCGGGATCTGCAGCGACTGGATCAGGTCGCAAACTTCAGGGCATCCTGTGCACCCGCCGCCGGGGGAATTAATTTCCAAAAAAATCCCGCGGACATTGGCCTCAATTGCGTCCTCCAGATCCTCAGCGACCCACTCGTAATCCCACGCACCGCAGCACGCCTCAATCGGCGAGATGCCTTTGGCAAGTGTCCCTTCGATGCAAATGTGCGCAACGCCGTTGCCGTCAATTTCCATCGGCTCGCGTTTGGACATTATGCCCTCCGGCATTTCCCATTCGTCCCCGTTGGCACGCAGCAGGCGCGCCTCCACCAATTTCCGGACGGCGTGATATCCGCCAGGAGTGATCAGCCACGGACGGAAAAAAACTTGTTCAATGACGCGTTGGAATTTCATTCGGCTGGAATTTGCTGCGGAGTTCCGTTGGGCGTAAGCAATCCAAACACATCGCGAGACAGCCCCGAGCGCTGCATGCGCCGTTGGATTTCAATCTCCTCACGCTCAACTTCGTCCAGGTGCTCTTCGAGCGTTTTGGATCCCGACGCCAAAATATCCGTCATGCTTCGCATGCCGGCGCGGTAAGCTTCAATCGCATCCCGGTTGGCGTACCCAGCGTCAGCCGTCAAACGCGGTGGCTCCGTGAACCGAAATTGATACGCGCCTCCGCGGTCGGCATCAGGCCCAGGATACGGCGGCAACACGCCCAACTCAACAAACCGCGCCACAGCGTACGCGCACCGGCGTTTTGCGTACGCGGACAAATACGCATGCCGTTCCGAAGTCACTCGGTTGACCTGCTCCAGGATGATTCGTGCGGACGCGCCTCCCAGTTTGCTCATGTCCCAACCAAACTCAGGCGGCCACTGCGCCGCCAGCAACGCATTCCGAATCAGCCGCTCCTGAAGTCGGTCTTGCGCTTCCGTTGGAATCTTCGCGTCAATTTGTTGAATGGCTTCGCCGGCGTTTGCCGTCAGGTACTCAATTCGACCGCCGGCCATCGGTGTAAGTCGCAACTGCGGCGCGCACGTCGGCAACGTGTTTTCGGTCAGCGCCTGATAGGCGTCTGACGCGTCGGCCATGCCGGTTTGATTTGTAACAAGCAACCCAATTTTTGCCGCCATCCGGGACGCGGCTTGGATGTCGTCCCCAAGGTCTTTAAGGCTCAGCAAATCGCGAATTGCCGGCGCAAACGCCGAGATGCCGCGCACTTGATCCACTTCCCGCGGGTCCATCGTCAGCATTGCGGACGCTGCCGAGATGTCGCGGTCTTCCGAACCGTCCAGCGCCTCACCCAGCACGCGGTACGCGATCGCCCGGTTGGCGCGGTTGAGAATCACGCCGTTGTAAATCCGGTTCCCACGGTATCGGCCAGATTCAAGCACGCCCTCAGCCGCGCGGCTTCCAATCTGATGCCACGGCACCTGTTGGAGTTGCGGAAACCCGCTCGGCGCCTGCGTGAGGATGGTTAAAATATCCCCTTCGCGGTCAATGGCAACGGACTCCAACCGCAGACCCTCCCACCACGTCTTGCCATCGCTGTAGCAAATCTGAAACCAATCGAGCAACTGCGCCTCAGCCAGTTTGCCCCACGCCTGCGCTTTGGCATCACCCTGTCCACCGACAAACAGCGGCCGCATCGCCACGCCCACGGACAGCATGCTTTTTTGATCGATGGCGGCATTCACCACACCCGTGTTCCAATACAACTTCCGCGCCGCGGAGTTAAGCGTGCGCCACTCGCTAACGTTCAGCTCTTTGCTGATGCTCTGAGTGTGCTGCCGCCAGTACGGATCCGACCACACGCCGCCCTCAATCAAACGCTGACGCCGGTAAGAATCGTACGCGCCTTGCACTTTTGGCGCGCCGCGAAAAAGCGTTTTAAGACGTCCCAGGAAGCTCATATAAAAAACGCTTGCGTGCGCCTCACCGGCGCCGTGATGCCTGCCAGTTTGTAATTGATCGCCTGTTGCGCCAGCATGCACACATCCAGCGGCGATAACGTTCCGGCCGCGTTAAAAGTGAAACTGGCGCCGTCGATGCTCGAGGAAATCACGGACGATTTGCCCGACTGAATCAGCTCAAACTTGGACGCCACAATTGCCCGCAACTCGGCGATGTCACGCGAAAGAAACACCTGAAGGAGTAATTTTTGGTCGGGTAGCATCCTAACCTAGCGGTGGTTGACAAGGAAACCTGCCCTCACTCTGCTTCCACTGGCTCCGGCTGGTCAACCTGAATCGACGGCAACAGCCCAAGCATCTGCGCGGCGACAACGTTCATCGCCTCCGCATCCCAAAGGTGATTGTCCCGGCCTGTTGCCACCCATCGGAGCCGCGTTTTTTTGGTCCGCTTGTCTACCGTCTGGCGCTTCCGCTCCGAATTCATGTGCCGAATGTACTCTGGCGGCGCGTCCTTTGGAAACTCCCACACCGGCGAGCCCGTGTTGCGCAAGTGCCCCAGGATGTCTTTAATTGGATCCGACGCCCAGTAAAAAAACAGAACAAACACGCGTTTGCCGGCCGCATCGCGAGTTGTCGGCGCCACTACCTTGTCCGGCGCGGAGTAATACCGGCGCAGCGCTTTGCCGTCCGGCCCCCGCACCGTAAACCAATCCTCAGGCCGCCCCACAAGCGCCGTCCATCCGTAACGGGCACAAACGTCATAAACCTTCCCATGAAATGAGTTCCCAGCGTCCAACAAGCAGCGCTTCTCCGGCACCTTCAGCCGCGTTTGCATTTCCCGCAGCTGGTCGACGGTCAGCACCTTGCCGCACCAAATCAAGCGCGAGTACCCGTTGCGCAGCCATACGCGCACAACCGCCCAGAAGTGATCCTGCTGCACGTCTACGGTCATTATCCGCGCCGCCTCGTCCGGCAACGGCGCCCCGTCGTTGTACTCGTTAACCCAATACTCAGCCGCCTCCAGTTCAAGCAC